GCGTTGCTTCAATGGCTTGCAAGTCACCTGTGAGGCGATTATCAAAAGCAAACGCACCGTTCGCTTTAATGAAAAATCGTCCAAGTTCTGAACCGTTGAGTCGTTGCAGATATTCAATAACTGAAGCGGATTGATCTACGGGTGCCGTACCAAGTTTGCCGATACCAGTAGCAATATCTCGATCATCAGTTCTAGTGAACAGTCCAGCATTATCTAATACTGTTCTCATACGGTCACCCGTGTATTGAACTGTTGTGGTGAACGATGGGGTGCCGATGTTGTTCAACTGAAACAACTTATCTGAACAACTAACCGTCACTACTGAACGGTTAGGTTTTTCTATTGTCTGCTTATATTGAGTGATGATGCCAACAAAAAGATAGGTTCCGTTCCGACTGACACGCACATTCGAGTTCAACTCAAACCCCAACCGTCCAGTAGTGGCGTTGTAATACGGTGAAGCTGTGTTCACTAAAGAGAAATAAAAGTCACGATCCTCCAAGATGATTGTTGCTGAACCTGGCTGACCGCTAATTTCTTTGAACTTGTTTTGACGACCACGATTGATCGACACAGCCTTGACGTATGTGGTCACATCCACAAACAAAGGAGTTCCCTCAATCAGATAGGTTGTTGACCCGATGATTCCTTTAACCGCGTCACCAATAATGAATGCGTTCGTTGTCGCACCATAATCCATCTCGACCATGTAGGTTCCGCAGTTAGGGATTGCAACAGCCACAATTAGTTAGTCCTTACAGGAACTTTGCCAACCGTCGCGTTATAGGTTTTCAACGCATCAACCACCTTCTGTGGCAGACCAGCTTCAGCAATCGCAGCGTTGATATTGATTGCATAGGTATCACCAGAACGAGTGTTAAACCCGATACCACCAGCCGTGTTAGCAGGCTGACCCACCATCCCAGCCATAGGGTTAGGCATCCCACCCAAAACCTTCGGATACTTAGCCATCAAATCAATCGTGGCCTGATAGGTTTCATTCAACTTTTCTTGAGCTTCACGCTCCCTATCAATCGCCTCAGCCAACGCCTCGGCAGCAGCCAGCTGACGCTCCTTCGCATCATTCACCGCCTGCAAAGCCTCATCATAAACAATCGACCCAATCGTTGCACCAAAAATTGTGTCATTCAAAATCATCTGTTGGTCATTCAACTCTTTGGTTGAATCAATCTGACTGTCAATGGCATCAGCAACACTCAACTTCGCTTCAGCCAAATCCAACTCCGCACGACGAATATCAATCGGAGAAGACTCAGGGTCTTTACGAACCAAAGCCAAATTCTTCTCAGCATCAGCCACCGAATAGATTGCCTCCTCAACAGCAAACGTCGCACGCTCCTGAGCGCGTTGAGCCTTAGCCAACTCAGCCTGCGCAGCCAACGCCTCCGGCGAACCAGCACCAAAGCCCTGTGATATCTGATTCAACTTTTGCTGAGCCTGAGCAACCGCCAAATCCGCATCAGCCTTCGACCTCGTAGCACTAGCCGTCCCCTTCTGCGCATCCGTAAACGACTTCTGCGCCGATGTAGTTGACTTCAAACTATTGCTATATTCCTTCAACTTTTCGGTAGCGGTTTTCAAAGTCTTAGAAACAGACTTGCCACCCCCATCCAATTCGTCACCCACATCACTAGCAGAACCCTTGAAGTTTGTTTGCTGGTTGATGGCATCACGAATGCTCAGTTTGTAGTTATTGATTGGAACAGCTAGTGCATCAAACTTCTTTTCCAAGTTTCCAATATCAATAAAATCTGATTTGAGAAGGGCTTCCCCAAACAACTTAAGTTTCTTGATTGGGTTTAACTCCATCGCAGCCTGGAGGAAATACGCAGCTCTTGCACCAAGGTTGATAACTTCAGCAAGTGAAATAGCAATTACTTTGAATGCTTTAGCAACACCAGACCCAGCAGACCCAGATTCAAACAGGAGTTGCTGAAGGCCAGCAACCAAACCTTTTTCACCGATAACTGTGGTGATGCGTTGAACTGCTGGTGCAACATTGTCAACCAAGAACTTTGAGAACTTTTGTAGATATGGCAATAGGGCTGCGCCAACCGTTTCAACAATTTCACCGAACTGCCCACGCAAAATCTTTAACTGTCCACCGAATGTGTTAGCAGCGGTTTCCGCAGCACCACCAAACTGCCCGTTCAATAATCCAAGCACCTTTTCAAAGTCTTTAGACTTTTTCGTGTTCTCATCAAGTGGAATACCAAGTTTTGATAGCGCGGTGAACTGACCCTGGCTTGCCTTAGCCAACGCAATCGTCACGCTGCTTAGGTCTTTACCTGTTGAAGCGGAGATATCTTGGGCGGTATTGAGTAACTGTGTTGAGAGTTGCAGGTCGCCTGTTGCTCGCGTCAAAGTCCCCAACGACGCACGAAGCTCTGTGTCCGACGTTCCGGTGCGGAGCTGTGTCACCGACACATACCGTTCAGCAGAAGCCGTCAACGCATCATTAGCCCCAAAGGTTTTCTCCAGCTGACGTTGCAACTCAACCTGAGACTTCTGGTCTTCCATCGCAGCCTTCACCGCAGAAGTTAAACCCGCAGCGATAGCACCAAACGCTGCGGTAGCACCAACCGCCAACTGAGCGAAACCAGGAACCGAATTACCAACCGACTTCTGTAATCCTTTGAGTCCACCAGATAAACCTTTGAACCCTGCTGTGGCCTTAGCAGTATCAGAAATGAATTTAACAACGAACGTCCGCTCACCAGCCATGCGCCGATTCTACTCAATAACAGACAACCCATTCCGCAAGGCAACAAACTCATCCAACATCGCAGAATAAAGAGCTTTGCCCGATAGACCATCCCAACGAGAAATATCTGTTGGTGCGTTCCACCAAGCCTCACTCAATATCTCTGAACCAGCACGACGCGCACGAGGCTGACGAACCTGCTTCGAACGAGGCAACACAGCGTTAGGTGCAACCTCAGCATCGAGTGTGAACGATGAATCAAGCAACGCACCATGACCTTCATGGAACTCAAAGATTGCGTTAGGTGCATGTTGAGGTAGATAGAAAATACGTGCAGGGTCTTTAGTCTGAGGGTCACCAACCAAACCGATACGGTCATGCAACTCAGCCCACACCACCCGCCACAACGACGCAGGCACCTTCTCCGCTAACGGTAGAACCAAGTGATAGTGAGGGTCATCCAACGAATGCGAATAGGTTGAATACGCAAACCATTCCAAACCGTCAAGCCGTGCATTGTCAAACGCTTCACCGTCCATGTCCACCACAAGGGCTTCAACAAACCTGACATTACGGTTACCACGAGTAGTACCAGCGTCATACTCAACCGGAGACCACAACGCCCCAGCCTGCTTGACAGGGTTCTCCTCATGGAACGACAACAACTCCTTGAGCTGCACCCACGACGAAGCCAACGGCTTCGGATAAATAGACTTCACATTCTTAAACAGAACAGCCATAACCCCTCCTACCTAGAGGGTACCCGAAACTCAGCCGATGTCAAGCACCATCTTTGAGGGTGTTCAGCACCCGTTGAATAGCGTCCAGATAGTCCCTGGCAATGTTCTCTTTTTCCTTACGTACGGTCTGCCAGAAAAAATAACCTGACCTTCCACGATGTCTCAAGAATTGTTTGGTTCTAGGCCTAGCCCCACCACCGAACTCCGCACCAAAGAACACATCACCTCGCGTAACCTTGCGTTTGCGTTTGCGATTCGGATTGGATTTAGAAACGAAACCAGACTTCTCATCCAACTTCACAGTAGGGATACGGTCACGCCTAGCCCGCATACCCTTCATTACCTCAGTCGCCTGAGCCGAACGAGCCACAGTTCCAGCCTCAACCTTGGCCTTATCTACAAGATTTTGTGCCACATTTTGTGCAGCTTTACGCATCTCAGTATTGAACCGCTCGTCAGCCTTCGCAGCATCACGCAAGAAGTTAGTGATACCAATAATTTCAATCGCTTGATTGCCACCAGTAATGGTGACCTGACCTGCTCTGCCGAATGCTTGCGCCATACAGCAAGACTACTTGTTTAGATGAATTGCTCTCCAACGCAAATAAGCAAACATCGTGAACAACATTCGAGGGTCTTCTGCCAGCAACACCGATGGTGCAATACCTGTCTCAACAGACAGGTACGCAATCATCCAATGGGCTGACTGATCTCCAAAGGGACGATCACGGCATCAGCCTGGTTACCCAACTCCAAAGCCTCAATCTCATTAATCCACGAATCAAAATCTAAACCAGTACGTTTCGTGCGATGCTCAGAATGCCAAGCCAAGAAACCTAAATCGGTGAGCGTTAGTTCGGCCTCAAACTTTGCAACGCTCTTACTGAACTTTTGTTCAAAGGCGATGAAGTCTGGGAACGCAGCAATGATGGTGCGTTTTGATTGGTCTAACGATGACGTTACTTCTAACGCTATTTTCATTTTTCCTCCGCAG